TGAATTGGGCGTGGTCTATAGTCAAATCCAAACTTATTGCTGAACCTGCAATCAATACCTTATCCACTAAATCAATATTGACTATTGAGTCAGGAATATTTTCAGCTCCATCAATAGAGTAATTCCCTGCCTCAACGCTAGTGTCTGTATCTGTTAAGCCAATATCCTCAGATACTAATGACGTAAAGTACTCAAACATTATTGGCACACCGTTTTGGTCTACTAAGTCATATCCCTCCACGTAGTTGCCATACATCAATCTGTTGCCCATAATAGTCTGAGCCTTTGCAAATCGAGGCACATTATCGTACAGCCTTAATAGCTCTGACTCAGAAAGAATGGTAAAGATTTTACTGTTTGTAAATGTGTATGGTTGTAGGACATTGTCAACCAATCCTAAGTTTTGCTTATCAAGCTTCTCAATTACTTTAATAATATTCCCATCAGACCTCTTAAACAATAAGTCAATTCCAGTAACTAAAGAGCTTCCTGTATTATAAGTGATGACTGCTGAATTGCATAGATTAGTCATGCCCTCATTTAGATAGCTGTCAACACTAAAGCTAAAATTCTTAGGTATGAATGCAGGCTGAGACCATTGAGAAGTAGCACTATACTCTCCATCAATGTATCTGTATCTATAAGCGAAGCAAATGAATCGTGTCTCTAAGAAATTCTCTTGACCATTATTTACTATAGGCTGAACTGCAGGGGCCTCTAAAGGTGGCTTCTTTATTACCAGCAAAGACTCAGCACTAACTTGGTCTATGTTAGCAACTGGATTAGGATAGTTTCTTTGAACATTTATTGTCCTTGGAGCATTGTAGTCGTCCGTAAAGAACAGCAGTTTATTATCCAAAATATCTACCCCTGTAATAAGGTAGCTTGGATTAAAATTCAAAATGGTATTGACACCACCCCCATCATTAATAGAGATGACATGGTAGGTCAAAATATTTGTGCTGACATTAAAAGAAACAATTAGGTCTAACTTACCTGTAGCTCCAACTGGAAAGTCAGGGTCATGTACAAACCAATAAAGTGTTTCAGTAACACTATTTTCAATAGCCCCTATACATCTTGCAAAAGCACTAAGAGGAGTCCCATCAAGATAAGACAGAGAAGTCAATGGTAGATTTCCCTTTGTATTTTCAATAACACCAATTTCAGATTCTTCTGTAGAACCCATTCTGATGTTCATAGCATCAATGTATTCTCCGTCAGGAATGACTCTTTCGTCATAGACTTTATTCATCCTTCCTTTTACGAAGTTTCTGCTAATCTTTGCCATATTATTTAATCATCTTGTCTAGACCTCTCATGTTCATCAATAGTCTTCCGGGATGGATATTGCTAATTCTTATTTTAGCATTCCTCAATAAGGCAGACCTTTCTTTACGAGCACGGGTAACAATATATTCCTGAACCCCCAACTTGCTACTTAAAATCTCACACTGAATGTAAGCATAAATGTACTTTTCAAATAACTTATTAACGGTAATCTTAGAATTATCTCCTTGCTCCATGCCGTCTGACACATACTCAACAACACAAGACTCTCCTGCCATTGGTGAATCAAAATTAATTACTCCTGCTTTCCTGTCAATATTAAAGGTAGGATTAAAGTTTGCCGTCTCCGTGTTAAGACCATAAGCCGCACCGATGTTGCCCTCAAAATACCACATTCCATCGTAGTTAAAGCCTTCGTTGCCATCAAACTGATTTGCTTGGTTCAAATAAATGCTCTTCTTAATTTTGCTTAATCTATCAAAATCAATATTAGAGTACTGAGGACTCAATGCATTTCCATCCTCGTCAAATAAAATGCGACCTGTATTGTCTTGAAGATATGCTCTAGATGATAACGTCTGAATATTCTCAGTCAATGGCCTTAACCATCCATCCTTATACATAGAAACTCTAACCCAGTTGACATAGTCAGATGGTAATATAAATATCAAGTTGTCTGGAACGGTAAGCTGAAGAACTTTTATTTCTTTGAACGCATCGTAGTTAAGCTCTTGAACCGCTCTCTTTGCATGAAACAATATCTTATACCGCTCCTCATTGTTTACCAATGAGTGATTGCCTGAGTACATCAACAAGAAGTTGTTGACAACGTCCTGAAGACTGATATATTGATACGAGCCCCAATTGGCATCCTCAGGTGCCGCTCCTTCGTTCTCGTAGTATTGGTATTGTGATAAGTATGCCATGTGTTATTTTTTATGGATTCTGCTCCTGTTGTTCTTTAGCCATACTGAATTGAGTAACCTCTGACTCTCTAATTGAAACTCCACAGTATTGAAGTATTCTTGAAATCAACTTATACTCATCCTCAAGTGGCAACTCAAAGTCCTGATAGTCACCTTGTGATTGGTCAAATACAGGCTCTCCATTTGTCAAAGTAATATATGTCCATTTTGGTGGCTCAGGGAATCTGAAATAAGTACACTCAACTTGTCCTTTGTTTTGAATAGAAGAAGGATACAATGTAATTACTTCTCCTTGCAACGTATAAGCAGGAAATTGAATTGTTGGGGCTGTAAGATTAGAATTATTTAAAAGTGCAATCTTTCCAACATTAACTTTTTCAGCTTGAACAATTGTAGCTGAAGAAATTATAGTGTATGAATTAGCAGACGCCAAGAATATGTTCGATTCTAATTGTATGGTGGTATTGCTGGATACTAAAACTACAGTGCTAACCAATCCTGTCGTAAGGTTGGTGACAACATCTCCCGGTACTATACCCTTTGATAAGAATGCTCCTGCACTGTTGACTAAGTTACCTGCAGACACAGACGTGTTAGTTCCTGTCGCAAGAATAACTGGCTTACACTGTACGTCTAATATGTAGTAAGGGTAATATCCTGTAGTAGTAGGAGTTGGTGATGAGAACTTGTTGGCTGTAATCTTAGTAAGATAATCTGTTCTTAGAAAACCCTCCATTGTTTCTGACATAGGTTGCTCCAAATCAGCGTAGTCGGTGCCTGCCGTTCGAGTGTTCTCAGCATTTATTATTTTATTGTAGGCATCAAAATACTCTTCAAAGATTTGCATTTGCGCATTTAGAGCAAACAAATTAAAATCTGAAGGGGAGATGTAGCCGTAGTTGTTCTTGTTCAAAACGGATAGTACCGTGTTTCTAACAGAGTTTATCATTTTTTCGCCTTTTCACAAATATAAACAAAAAAAAGGAGGCATTACAACGCCCCCTTCTCCTCCAATCAATCAATCATTTTAAGCTAAAATTGCTTCTAACATTTTCAATGAATCAATCCCTTCATCGCTTTGCAAGAATCCTCCTGCTATTTCGTAAGGGTCTTCCCCGTAAGGAATAGACATCATCTTCTTTTTGTTAGTCGAGGTGTTAAACCAAATCTCTTTGTCTCCGTTTCTCAAAACCAATAGTTTGTTTTCAAAAAACATTCTAATCTTTGCCTGATACTTTAGTTCAGGGTCATTTAATATATTTAGGAACTCTCTAGGGTCAGTCTTAGCAAACACTAAGATATCACGTCTCAATTCAGCAGTAGACACCATTGATGGGTCCTTACCAAACATTACTCTAGTTAGAGTTTCAATCTGGTCAATAGTTAATTGACGAGCTTCTATTAACGCTTCTACTTCTAGGTTCAAATCCTCAACCTCTTCAGCTGCTTCCTTTTCCTTATCTACTTCATTAAATATAATACCACTCAATGGGTGATAATGAAGGAATTGTTGCAGTACAGGGTTTTGTTTTGGAACCCTTAAAAACCCATCTTCAAAAATGATAGGTTCAATAATTGCATTCCCATCTTGCTCATCTTCAAAAGGAGACTTTTGATTAATGGAATATCTGAGAGCACGATTAACATTGTTCTTCTCATCAAACCACATTAGAGGAAATCTAGGGTGATTTCTTGAAGCCAATGTATAAGACAGTGGGCTTCCTATTTTTAGTTTGTAGACTTTGTCTACAGGGATATTCTTTGCCATTTTTTAATTAATTTAATTTGATTTAAAATTTAAAAAAAGAGAGTGTCCCTAAAGACACCCTCCCTTTATTTATTATCAACCGAATCTGAACAATACGAAGTTGTTTGCACCAAGGGTACATACACAACGCTCAGATAGGAAGTTAACCTCCATTGCATCAAGGTCGCTCGTAGCGGCACCACCGGCAGAACCTGTAATCCAAGTCTTGTAACGTCTGTCTTCAGCTTCAGAAGCTCTGTAACGTACGTGCAAGAATGGACGCTTAGCGTTCTTACCCATGATTTGGTCATACACTGAAGTAGAACCTGCAGGAACCAACAAACCAGTGATGGTCCCTGTTGCAGTAGCAGCAGCAGAAGCCAAACCACCCCGCATAGTTGGGTCGTTCAAGTACTTCCAGTCAGACTTGTAGAAGTCATAACCTCTACGGAATCCTGTGAATCCAAGGTTTAACGCCATGTCAACATCATTGTCAAATAGACCATAAGATGCAGCACCTGCAGCACTACCTCCATTGTATCCATTCAAGGTAGCCAACATATTGTCGATGTCGAAGCTAAGACCACGGTTAACAAATACTACGTTCTCTTCGATAGCACCTTGCTTGTCAAGACGAGAAACGATAGTATCCCAATCAGGAAGAGTAGTTGGAGTTCCACCACCCCATACGTTACCTCTTGCGTTAACAACGTAGAAGATACCTTCAGAACCCATCATTCCAGCAACTTTAGCACCTGAAGCGGTAGCAGCAGGAACAGCTTCAATCATTGCAGTCTCAAGATAATCTTCGAAACGAAGACGAGTCTCGTGCTCAGATTTCAAATACCAAAGATATCCAGTTGCTCCGTTCTCAGTAGTAACTTCAATCCAACCGATTTGAGCCATGTCAGAACCGTTAACCGCATACTTATCTTTGATGATAATAGGGTTGTTAGAATAGATGTCATCCTCAGATTCCAAAGAGCCAACCATTCCAGTAGTACCTTTCTTAAACTCAGAACCGTAAATGAATACAGTACAAGCAGTAGATACAGCGAAAGCTTGACCTGCAGCCTCATAGTAAGCAACTGTAAAAGTAGTTGCAGAAGGAACAGCAGTAACGATTGCCTTGTTGAACACCCCTGAAGAGTTGTTCTGAATCATTAAAGTTTGTCCAACACGAATTGCGATATAAGTAACACCTGAGTCAGCAACTGTAAAGGTAGCTGTATTAGAAGCAGCAGCAGCAGCTGAAGTACAAGAGGTATACTTAATGTGTAGACGACCTTGTTCTGCCCACTTAATCTGGTCAGAGTTAGAAGGCATCTCAGCTCCAACCATTCTTAGGAAGGAAGCGATGGTTCTATTACCATAACGCTCAAATTCTTTCTCGTAGGTATCAGGTAGATACTGGTTCAAGAAATCGAAGTTGGTAATGTAGTTTGTTTGCAACGCCACTTGCTCAGCACTCGGCTGTAGAGCGAAGGTGGGGTTGTTTAATAATGCACTTGCCATTGTTTTTTAGTTTTTAGTTTTTACATTTTTTTTGCGCTGCGAATTCTCAGATTTCTTCCTGAGTCAGGGTTTATCGCTTTCACCTGCATTCCTCCTGTAAACTTGCCAACCTCTGGAGCTCTACGCTCCGTCATGTTTATGTTCTTGATTTTACGAGTAACATCGTCAGTAGCATCTGACAATCCTTGCTCATAAAAGAACTTGGCAAACTTCTCAGGGTTCATAGCCATGGCTAGTGACCTGTGGTATCCCGATGCGTCTTTGACCATTCCGCTTTCGTCCAAGAATTTGTTTATAAAATTCTGTGGGGTAGATTGAATGTTTTTTAACTCATTGGCATCTCCCGGTGAAAACATGATTTTCTTATCGTTGATGTTGAACTCAAATCCCTTGAAATCTTTACTAAAGACCTCATCTGTTTTTTGGTCAAACCATCTACGCTTTCTATTAGTTTCCTCCTCTATAGTCTTCGCCTCTTTAACATATTGCTTATAGCTTTCGTAAATTTCTTTTTCTTCATTAGGAACAAATGCCGAACTTGACTCAAGTGGCACGTTATATTTTTCCTTCTGAGCGTTAAAGTATTTCTTGGCCTCAGCAATTATTTTTTTTCTAGCAATCTTAACTTTCTTAACGGTAGACTCATCATCTAAATCTTCATCAAATGAATAGTCATCCATTAAAGCCTCAATATCCTCACTGTCTAATCCTTCTTGAGTAGATGTGAGATAGCTTCTTAGTAGCTCTTCTGAATCCATTGAATCGAAATTCTTATTCAATTGTAAGAAA